CTCACCTTTTGCTACTACGTAACCACCATTGACTCGGCGGCTATGATATCGTAGTGGATCGCGCTTCTGCTGATATGGTTTTTTAAGCCACACTGCATAACGCAATTCGTCAACATTATCGGTTTTGTCTTTATAAACATAGCGACAATATCGAAACGATATCACTCCATGCTGGTCGCGCTGCACTTGCGAGAAGGTTAAATCATACAACCTTCTCCAACGCACGAGGTCAGCAGAGAGTTTAGCCCCTGAATCATCAGGAAAATAATCCGGAACAAGTTTTATCTGTATTCGGAATTTCTTGAACCAGTAGAATATGTCGTCAAAGACATGGTGATAGTATATATACGCCAGCTCACCGAAGTACTGAATGTACTTCTTTACAAGTGAATTGAGTATAGTATACAGCCATGGCTCTAACGCCGACACTCTAGTGGATGATGGTGCCCTCAAGTTATAAGGGCGAACGTTATAGCCCTGGAGGTAATCAGCCCCACAGGACTCTCTGAACCCAGATTCATCGGAAAAGGTCTTGTCAGAATTGACAATAAAACCTACACTCTCCATTATACTAATGAAGAGATCAGCCGATTCAGCTGGCACAATGCAGTCATCGCCAAAAACGCTTGTACGCCCAAAATTCTCCTTTATAGGGAGAGTGGTGTTTGTACTCGCGTCCTCAGCAAGAACAGCTTGTGAAAAAGTCCAGAAAACAAGAGTCTCAAGCGGAAAGGTTACCGCGTTTCCCATCGTGCTAAACATGTTCAGTTGTATCTCACTACCTTGAATCTTAGTGGTAGGAGATCGAACAAGTTCAACCGCATAAAACCATTTTGGAGGTAATAACCAACGCAACAGTTCTAAAGAGACACAATCAGAAGCACTTGACCAATCTATCGTCGCATAACGCGATGTGATAGACGATTCATATGCCAACTGCTGGTGTCTTAATGGTAGGGACTCGACGTCCAAACCAACCTTTTTCATACGCTGATACATAAGTGTCATTAGCCCTTGCTGGAAAAACATATTTCCGGTGGGTTCGACACAAATCATACGTCTGATGGTATTGGTTTTTTCGACCGTAGTAGCCCGTGATCCACTTTCAAACTGATACATTTCCGATAAAGGAAATTCTCTGTTGTAATTCAAGAGTGCTTGCTTAAGACAACTGTCATAAGCAAGGTATCGATCGAATAGTGGAGCTGCACGCTCAGTTATAGAGATTGGAAAAGTTAATTTCCTCTCAAGTGAAGTGTCCATAAAGGGCACCCCAATTGAGGATCCAGATGAGTTTTTACACTCATTGAACCAATCTTCCTCGTCAAAAGGAGTCAATACGTGACGCATCAGAGCTTTCGCTCGGTGCAAGACGTTCGAAAGAACGTCGCCACGCATTTTTGAGACGCGGTCATGGTGTGGGACCACTAAATTAGTGAATCCCCCCATGTGCTCGTTTATGTAAAGAAATTTACAATACGTAGCAGTCTCAAGACCCTCATCTGCACCCTGTCGAAGATATTTCTTCAGGAACGCAGACTTTTGATGTTGTCTGAGGTATTTCTGTGCAGGCTCAAAGCAGCCGTGTAAAAACGGCCTATTGAGGTCACGGTTAAGCCCGTTTGATAGCTGATCTGCTATTGTATCCGGGTTAAAGAGCTTTTTTCTCTTAAGCTTATTAGGCTTGTTCTTCATAGAAGTTCTCCTAGTAAAGAGTTACAGAAAGATTAGACAGATTAGGCTGAAAAGAAGTCTCGCAAGATAAGGATTATAACATCCCAATACTCGATGAGCAACTCCAACCAGTCTTTCTCCATCTAATTAACCCATTGCCTGGTCATTCCAGAACTGATCGTAATCAGTATCAAAAATGACTTGAGCAGCGAGTTCACGCAGGGAGTCTTTCTCCGCTTCAGTAGTTTCACTGTCGCATGAGAGTTCCACCCGCATTGAGTTGTAGGTAATGTTACCATTAGCCAATGTTTTCGGCTTTTTGATAACGACTACATTCCGTGCTTGCGTGTATCCTGCGGGAGCACTGGCACTTACCTTTGGAGACTTTATACTAAAGTCCACATTGGTATGGTCCTTAAAGGCTGCACCGTCGTCTAACACAGTATTGTGTAGGTCGAGTGTATCACCTTTTGAGATTAGGCCAGTAGCTATACCGCCTGTAACTGAGATAGCAGTGCCGATGGCAATGCTAGAAGTTGAGATAGTCATAGACTGTTTCCTCGGTTTTTGTATTAATCTAAGTGATGCGCTGAGTTATCAACGCAGTTAGATCAAGGATTGATTTAACATCCTTCACCAGATTACCCGGAGTTATGGGTGGTTTGATGTCGGACATACTTGGAGACCAGACCTGACGAATGTAGTCAAACTCTTCGAGTTGGACTAAGTTGCCAGTTACCGCTACATTTGTGACTGCTGAGACAGCATCCACTAATTTATACTCAGTAGTACGTTTTAACTTCTGAGTAGTAGAGGCAGCAAGTATACGAAGATCAGCATCAAGTAGGTTGGTAGCCGCAGATATGACATTTGAAATGTTCACAACGCGGTCTACCATAAATGACAACGGGAACAGCTGCCAAGCTGTTTCCGGAGCATCCTTGAGTCTGAGCCCATACTTCTTCAACGTGTCATTGTCATTACGGTGGTTCTCGTAGAGAACCGTTGCTTTGACCTCCTCTGTGAGCGTGTGCCGATAATAGACATATTTAGTGCCTATCAAAACGGTATCGCCCCCAGAGGTTTTCTCTCTTTTCAGAGAGGCACGCGAAGAGTAACGCGGTTGACGGGCCATCATCTGGGTATTAAGAGCCTCGGCCAGGTCTGAAGCAGACCTGACTAACGGCTTAAACGCCCATTGATAGGTGGCATAGGAGTCAGCAGTCGCTTTCGCAACTGTTGCTCCATTCCGGATCTTCCTTCTTTTAGTTTTTTCAAACTTGAGAGCAAGATCGGTAAGGCTACGGATTGGGTTCTTTAAGAACTTGACCGTTTGCCCTATCTCACCGATGTCCTCGCCAAATGCATACTCTGTGGCGTCCATTCTAGCTAAAGCAGCTAGCTTAACGTCGTTGGGTGACAAAGTAGACGAGGGTCCATCATCAGGGACTAGCGGTCCAGCTAGCCATTCCGAGATGGGTCCTGTCCAGATTGACCAGTTTCCTGGGTCATCAATTTTTGTCTCCACCAGAGTACCACTCCCACCGCTATCGCGACGGGTAAAGACAAGGTGGCAATCATTGTTAATAATCTCTCCGGCCTTAATCCGTTTGTGATAGTTTGGAGACACTACATCCTGTATTGTCTTAAATTTCTCACTTATGGTAAAAGGTCCAACATATGGCGCCTTCGGGGAGTCGTCTGTCTCACGATAGACC